GTGAAACTTTTGACGGGGGTATCCGTGGCGGACATCTCGACATCGGGCGGGCGATCGAATCTGCCGATCGACGCGAACAACATCATCTGGAAGAAGCACGCGACTGGTCAGTACGTCGGCTTTCGCAAGACCGGCGAGCAGTCCGGTACATGGTGGGCGCGGGTCCGCGACCCCAGCACCGGGAAGCAGCACTACAAGTCGCTCGGCGAGTTCGCCGAATTCCAGAGGGCCAAGCAGTTTGACGCCGCGCTCAAGGCCGCGCTCGAATGGTTCCGCGCCGCTGATGCCGGGGTGACGCCGCACAAGATGACGGTCCGCCACGCCTGCGAACGCCACGTCAAGGCGCTACGCGCAGCCGACGGTGCCGACAAGGCCGACGAAACCGAAAAGCGGTTCATGCGGCTGGTCTATGGCGATCCGCTGGCGAGGATCGAATTGGGGAAGCTCAAGAAGGCCAACATCGAAGACTGGCGAAACCGAGTCGCCGCGCTGCCGGCGAAAGTCTCTCGGCACAAGAAGGTGAAGAAGACGATCGTGACGCGGGATCGCGCGCCGGCAACGCTCAACCGCGACATGGTGCCGCTGCGCGCGGCACTGAATCGGGCGCTCGAAGACGGACTCGTCGCATCAGACATCGCCTGGCGCGTCGCGCTCAAGCCGCTCAAGAATGCCGACCGGCGGCGCGGAATCTATCTCGACCGCAAGGAGCGTTCGCGGCTGATCGAGCAGGCCAGCGACGAAGTAAAACCCTTCCTGCGCGGGATGTCGGTGCTGCCGTTGCGTCCTGGCGCGCTGGCGGCGCTGACGGTGGCCGACTTCAATCCGAAGCTCAAGACGCTGCGCATCGGCACCGACAAGACCGGCGGCGAACGCTGGATCACGGTTCCGAAGGCGACGGCCGACTTCCTCGCCGAGCAGGCGAAGAGCAAGCTTCCCGGTGCGCCGCTGATCGGCACGGCCGGCGGAGAGCACTGGAACAAGGATCGCTGGAAGCGGCCGATCCGGGACGCGGTGACGGCGGCGAAGCTGCCGCCGGCCACGACCGCGTACACGCTGCGCCATAGCGTCATCACCGACCTGGTGACAGGCGGGCTCGACCTGCTCACGATCGCGCAAATCAGCGGTACGTCGGTCGCAATGATCGAGGCGCACTACGGGCATCTTCGGCAGGATCACGCGGCGCAGGCGCTGGCCGCGTTGGCGCTGTGAGAGGCGAAATGAAAAAGAAATCGCAACCCGCTGTCGTGCGAGAAATTCGGCAAACGGGACTGAAGCTGTACGAGGTGCAGACCATCAACCCGAATGCGCCGGGAGGAATGGATGCGTTGAAGGCGATGTTTTGTGCGGCAACGCCGGAAGCTCGTCTCGCGAGGGTGAAGGAACGCGCGAAGCAATACGCTGATGTCGCCGACGTACAGCGCGAGATTCAAACAATTGAAGGCGTGTGGAAGGACACGAGGTTCACTTTCGCCATTTCGTACATGCTGCTCGCGATCGAGCGCGGGCTTGACCTGCTCGATACCGGACGCTACCTGCCTGCGCTGAAGCGTGAACGGCGGTTTTCGGAGAAGCGCGGCGCAAAGGAGGTTTCCGCGAAGAACAAGTACATCGCCGGTGTCGCGAAGCAGTTCGCCGGACAGCGGGACCGCAACAAGCAGACGGCCCTGTTCGTATGGGAGACAGCACCGAAAACCGATGACGGCGAATCGCATTTCTACTGGATCGGAATGAAGTTCTTCGATCGCGATGAACCCGATAAGCCGTTGACGTTCGCGCGCTTGAAATTCCGCGTCCAAAAGGCGTGCTCGGTTCCTGCAAAAAAGAAGGTCGGGGAACCTTCTTAAGAAGGTCGGCCGACCTTCTCAGTAGCGGAGCGAATTCGCAGGTCCGCTCCGCTTCGCGCTGCAATCTAATCGTGTTCGTCCGTGGCCGCTGGTGGCCGCGACATAACAGGACGAACCGATATGCAACGAGTTGTCTATACCGTCCCGCAATTCTGCGAGACGTTCCAGACGGGCAAGACCCGCGCGTACGAAGAAATCAAGGCCGGGCGGCTGCCGATCGTCAAGATCGGGCGCAAGACGCTGATACGGCACGAGGCCGCTATCCGCTGGCTCGAGCAGGGCGAGCGTGACAGCACGCCGCATGACGGCGGCTTCGTGGTGCTGTGAGGTGGCCGACCATGTATGTCACCTGCTGCGACTGCGGCGAGGGCTTCTGGCGCGAGGATGACGAGCGGTGGAAACGCCGCTGCTTCTCGTGCTGGAAGGCCGCAAAAGAAAACGCCCGGCAGGACCGGGCGGCAAACCAAAGCAAGCAAACGAATCATACCTGCGTAGACCGCGAGCTGGAAGCGTGGTACAGGCGCGGGTACGAAGCTGGCCACGCCGCCGCGATCGCTCTCGGTGAAGGGCCGCCACCGCCGTTCGACAAGACTCGTCTGCGCGAGCTGCTGCAACTGTGCCACCCGGACAAGCACGCCGGGTCCGCGCTGTCCGCGAAGGTGACGCAGTGGCTCAACGAGATCAAGCGCGGGGTGCGTGCATGACGCCGCTCGACTACGCGCTCAGGTATGCATCGTTCGGCTGGCCGATATTGCCGCTGCGACCGCGCGAGAAGAAGCCTCTGGGCGGCTACGGCCTGCACCACGCGAGCACCGACGAGAAGATCATTCGCCGCTGGTTCAAAGACTGGCCGACCGCCGGCGTCGGGGTCGCCCTGGCACCGGCCGGGTTATGCGCGATCGACATCGATCCGCGCAACGGTGCGACGGAGACGCCCGAGGATTTTCCCGCGACGCTGACGGCGAGCACCGGCGGCGGTGGCTGGCATCTGCTGTACCGAGCGCCTGCCGGTATCGAGTTGCCGGGGACGCTCGGTGTCGGTATCGATGCGAAGCATCGCGGATACATCGCAGTCGAACCTTCGGTGCACCCAAGCGAGCGCCTATACGGGTGGCTCGATTGGGACGTGTTCGCGGACCCGCTACCGGCAATCGCCGATGCGCCGGACTGTCTGACGACGAAGCCTGCGAAGCAGACGGGCAGTGAACGCGCGCAGACCGACTTCGACGTGCGGGAAGCAGTGCGCGCGATCCTGAGCACCGAGAATTACCACGACAGCATGATCCGTCTGGCGGCGCACTTCGCGGCGCTCGGGATGCGCGCTGCCGACATCGGGGAGGTGATCCGGGGGCTGTTCGAGGCGATCACTGAACGGGACGAGCGCTGGCGGGCACGGTACGCCGAGATCGACGCCGCCGTCGAATCGGCGATGAAGAAATTCGCGCCGAAAGACGACGCGAAGCCCGAGGGTATCGAGTTGCTCCGCGCCGACCAGGTGCGGATCGAGCCGATTCGCTGGCTGTGGGACGGCCACCTTGCGCGCGGCAAGATGCACATCCTCGCGGGCGCTCCGGGCGGCGGGAAGACGACGATTGCGCTCGCGGTGGCCGCGACGATCACGACCGGCGGGCGCTGGCCGGATGGCACGCGCGCCGAGGTCGGCAACGTGCTGATCTGGTCGGGCGAGGACGATCCGGCCGATACGCTCGTTCCTCGCCTGCGGGCGATGGATGCAGACCTGCCGCGCGTTTCCTTCGTGGGCAGCACGACGGAGATCGTCAACGGCCAGGAGCAGCGCATCGCCTTCGACCCGGCGAAGCACCTGGACGCGCTCATGCAGCGCATCGCGGCCGAACCGCCTTCGCTGCTGATCGTTGACCCGATCGTGTCAGCGGTGGCGGGCGACAGCCACAAGAACGCCGAGACGCGCAGGGGGCTACAGCCGCTGGTCGATCTGGCTCGACTCTACAGCGTGGCGGTGCTCGGGATCACGCACTTCAGCAAGGGCACGCAGGGCCGCGAGCCGACCGAGCGGGTAACAGGCTCCCTCGCATTCGGGGCGATCGCACGGATCGTCTTCGTGGCCAGCAAGACGAAGGACGACGGCCGCGTGTTCCTGAAGTCGAAGGCGAACATCGCGAGCGACGAGGGCGGCTTCGGCTACGACATCGAACAGGTGCAGGTGCCTGGCTACCCGGACATCTACGCAAGCCGGGTGCTGTGGGGCGGTGCGGTCGAAGGCAACGCCCGCGACGTGCTGGCCGAAGCCGAGGCGGAACCGGCCGAGGAAGAAGGGCCGACCGAAACCGACGAGGCCATCGACGCGCTGCGGGACGTGCTCTCCGATGGCGAGATGACCGCGAAGGAGGTCAAGGCGACCATGCGCGCGGCCGGCTTCACCGACAAGGTGATCCGCCTGGCCCGAGAAAGACTCGGCGTGCAGACCCGGCGTGAGGGCTTCGGGATGGCGATGCGGTCGCTGTGGTCGCTGCCGCCGGACCCCGAATCCGCCCATTCGTGCCCTGAAGACCCATTCGTGCCCTGCCCACCGAATTCAGAAACGAGGGCACGAATGGATACCGAGGGCACGAATGGCGCTGACGCCGACCAATTCTGACCGGAGCGCAATCATGAGCGACGACGTTCAACAAGCGCTTTGCGACGCGGCCGACGCGATCGGGCGCACCTGGGCGGCCTGGGCAGCGCAACTGGCTGCCGAGCAGCGCGCGAACCTACGGACGGTGCTCGGCGAACATGGCTGCCGGCCGGGGCTGCGGTTCATCGCTGGCGGGCCGGACCGGCGTCCGCAGATCACCTTGTTGCTGGCTGATAGATCGAACGAGTTCCACGTCGTTTGCGAGGTCGAATTCGACGATGGGCCGGCGCTGCAATGACGGCTTATCGTGCTGGCACGTTAAAGCGGGAGCGGCGCACGCGCGAGCGAATCGAGTGGCTCGACGCGCAGATCATCGCCGTGTTGCGCGAGGATCATCCGCAGTCGGTGCGCCACCTTTTCTACCGCATGACCGACCCGCGCCTGCCGGAATCCGTCGAGAAGTCCGACCGGGGGTATCGGCACGTTCAGGATCGGTGCGTGAAGCTGCGCCGATCCGGCGCGATCCCCTACGGCTGGATCGCGGACATGAGCCGGCGCGGGTACTACGTCAACACCTTCCACGGCGCGGGCGACTTCTTGCGCCGGATGCGCGGGCTGTACCGGGCCGACCTGTGGCGCGATGCCGCTGTGCGCTGCGAAGTATGGGTTGAATCGCGCTCGATCGCTTCGGTGTTGCTCGACGACTGCGACGAGCTGGCCGTCGCGCTGTTCCCGTGCGGCGGATTCAGTAGTCTGTCGTTCGTTCACTCGGCGGCCGAAGAACACAACGAGTCGGGCGACGACCGGCCGCTGGTGGTGCTTTACGTTGGCGACTATGACCCGGCTGGCGTGCTGATCGACCAGGCGCTCGAACGCGAACTGCGCCGGCACCTGAGCGAGCGCATTCCGCTGAGCTTCGTGCGCGTCGGGATCAACCCCGATCAAATCGAGCAATACGACCTGCCGACGAAACCCCGGAAGGAATCGGACCGGCGATCGCTTCACGTCGCTGAGACGGTCGAGGCCGAGGCGATGCCAGCGCGTATCCTGCGCGCCATCCTGCGCGAGCGGATCGAGCGGATGCTTCCAGAAGGTGCGCTCGCTGCGGCGAAGGTGGCCGAGCAGTCCGAGCGCGAGCATATCGAGCGGATCGCTCGCGTGTTGGGCACGTGACACTGTTCGTCCGCGCAAGTCCGTCGCCGACTTTTCGATCATCGACCTCTTCCCGCAGGCGTTTCGCTGTGGTATCCGGGAACCGTCAACACACGGGACCAGTACATGAATCTTCAATCCATCCGCGAGCTGCGCGCCGGGCACGTCGCCGCGATGCGCAACATCCTCGCCAAAGCCGAGGGCGAGAAACGCTCGCTGACGGCGGACGAACAAACGAAGTTCGACGCGCTCAAGACGTCGATCGAAAAGGCCGAGGCCGACGAGGCGCGAGCATCGTTCCTCGTCGAAGCCGAGCGCAGGATGATGGGCATGCCTGCCGGCGGCGGCGACCGATCCTTTGCCGACCTGCAATCGCGCGTGTCGCTGCTCGACGTGATCCGCGCGCAGGTCGAAGGCCGATCGCTCGACGGCGCGGCGCGCGAGTACCACGCCGAGAGCGAGCGGCGTACCGGCCGCCGGGCGCAAGGCATCTTCGTGCCGATGGCCGCGATCGAGCAGCGGGTGAGCACGACGAGCGGCGCGGCCGAAGTCGTTCCGACCGATCACCGGCCGGACCAGTACATCGGGCCGCTGCGCAATGCGCTGCTCACGCGCCGGCTGGGCGTGCGGGTGCTCTCGGGCCTGAGCGGCAATCTCTCGATCCCGAAGCATCAAACGTCGCTCACTGCCGGCTGGGTCGCCGAGAATTCGGCGCTCACGCCGAGCGACATGGCGTTCGACACTGTGACGCTCACGCCGAAGCACGCGGATGGCATCACCGAGCTGTCGCGACAACTGATCCAGCAGTCGAGTCCCGACATCGAGCAACTGGTCCGTGAAGACCTGGCCGCGATTCTGGCGCAGGCGATCGACTCGGCGACGATCCTCGGCGGCGGCTCGAACGAACCGGACGGCGTACTCAGTTCGACGCCGCAGACTGCAAACCTCGCGACGTTAACGTGGGTCAACGTGCTTGCGATGCTGCAAAAGCTAGACCTGGTGAACGCGCCGGCTGCGAACATCGTCGCTTCGACGAAGGTCAAGTCGAAGGTCGCCGCCACGCTTAAAGTGACCAGCGACGCGGGCGCGGGGTTCATCTACGAGAACGGTCGCATCGCCGATCTGCCGGTGTACTTCAGCAACCAGGTCCCCGAGAAAGCCGGTCCGCCGAGCACCGGACGCCTGATCGCAGGCGACTGGTCGCAAGTGCTGCTTGGCATCTGGTCGGAAATCGATCTGCTCGTGAATCCCTACGAAACGACCGCGTTCTCGAAAGGCAACGTTCAGGTGCGCGCGATGAGCACGGTCGATGTTGCGGTCCGACACGCAGACGCGTTCGTCGTCGCGGACGACGTCGCTCTCTGATGACGATCGAACGACGCGGCGCACCCGGCGCGGTATCGACGAAGGGTCGGCACCTGGTCGGCTACGCCGCGCGATTCGGGGTGCAGACGAACATCGGAAGCTTCCGCGAGCGCATCGCACCGGGCGCGTTCCACAACACGCTCGCTTCCGGGCGCGACATCCTCGCGCTGGTCGATCACGACCCCAAGGCGCTGCTCGGGCGCACGCGCTCGGGCACGCTCACGCTCAAGGAAGACGCCGATGGCCTCGCCTTCGATCTGGCTCTACCTGACACGCGGGCCGCTGCCGACCTGCTGGCACTTGCCGAGCGCGGCGACCTGGGCGGAATGTCCTTCGGGTTCGTGGCGACCGACGACCACTGGACTGGCGACCTTCGGGAGTTGCGTGCTGTAGAGCTTCACGAAATCAGCGTCGTGCAATCGTGGCCTGCTTATGAGCAGACGAGCATCAACGTCCGTTCACGCCACGACGAGCACGACCTGCGACGACTCTGGTTGCTGACCGTATGAAGTTGTTCCGACGATTCTTCGAGCGACGCTCGCTGAAGGCAGGCGGGTTCGACCGCTACTGGTCGGACTTCGCTGCGAGCCGGACCGGCGGCGCGGTCACGCCGAAGCGCGCCGAGTCCGTCTCGGCCGTGTACGCGTGCGTCGCGGCAATTTCCGAGACGATCGCCAGCCTGCCGCTGATCCTGTACCGGCGCGCGGTGTACGACGACCGCGAACGCGCGACCGATCATCTGCTGTACCGCGTGCTTCATGACGCACCGAACGAGCAGCAAAGCGCGCTCGAATTCCGCGAGCAGATGCAAGCGGCGGTGCTGCTGCGCGGGAACGCTTACGCCGAGATTCGCTTCGGCTGGGACGGCCAGGTACGCGAGCTGATCCCGATTCACAACGACTGCGTGACCGTGGTCGAGTTGGATTCCGGCCGGCTGGGCTACGATGTGCTCGACGGCAAGGGCCGCGTGCGCCGACTCGTTCAGGAAGAGGTCTTCCACCTTCGCCACCGATCGGAAGACGGCAAGGTCGGCGTCTCGCCGATCGCTGCGGCACGCGAAGTGCTGGAGCTGGCGCTATCCGAGCGCGACCACGGCGTGAGCACCTTCCGCAACGGGACGCGCCTGAGCGGCATCCTGCAAACGCCGGGCACGATCAGCCCCGAGCAGCGCGAACAACTTGCTGCCGCGTGGTCGCAGCGGCACGAGGGCGTGACGAACCACGGCAAGACGGCGATCCTCGGCGCAGGCGTCGAGTTCAAGCCGATCAGCATGACTCTCGAAGACGCCGAGTGGATCGCGGCGCGGCAGTTCAGCGTCGAGGAAGTCGCGCGCCTGTTCCGGGTGCCGCCGACCGTGATTGGCGACCTGCGCCACGGCAACTACTCGAACAGCGTCGAGATGAACCGGATGTTCGTCACGCATACCCTGCGCCGACACCTGACTATGTGGGAGCAGGCCATCAGCAGGCAACTGCTCACCGCCGCCGGCCGGCGGACTTACTTCGCCGAGCACAGCGTCGAAGGGCTGCTCCGAGGCGACAGCCTGAACAGGGCGCAGTTCTACGAGCGAGGCATTGCCGACGGATGGCTCGACGTGGACGAGGTGCGCCGTCTTGAGAACCTTCCTGCTCGGCAGGCCGCGTGATGCCGAAGTCGATCAAGACTCACAGGCCGGCGCTTCACCTGCCGAAGCGGGCGAACCCGACCGGGCGCAATGCCGATGCGCGTCGGACGATCCCGCTGCAATCGGCGCGCTGGCAGCGACTGCGTGCCACGGTGCTCGCCGAGCGGCCGCTGTGTGCGCACTGCTTCGAGCGTGGACAGATCACGTCGGCCACCGACGTTGACCACGCCGACGGTGATCCGAGCAACAACCTGCGCAGTAACTTGCAGAGCCTGTGCCACGAGTGCCACTCGACCAAGACCATGCGCGAACGCAACGGCAGCACGCCAGTCTACGGCTGCGACGTGAACGGAATGCCGCTCGACCCGGCGCATGAGTGGAACAAAAATCGCCAGCAACCGACGGCGCCAGACCGCCCGCCCAGCCTCGCGCACGCGGCCGCAGATTTTATTGACCCGGCAGTCAGTAGGGGCCGCAATGCGCGGTGACAGGCCGAAGCCTACGGCGCTCAAGCTGCTGGCCGGCAACCCCGGCAAGCGGCCGTTGAACGACCGGGAGCCGACCCCTGGCGCACTCGACCTGACGCCGCCGGCTGAGCTGTCGGCCGAAGCGGTGCCGCAGTGGAACCGGATCGCGCCGATGCTGGCGAAGTGCGGCGTGCTCAAGCAGACGGACCGCGACATCCTCACGCACTACTGCGAAGCGTACGTCGTCCACTACGCGAACATCCGCGCCGGCAAGATCAATGTCGGGCTGCTCGGGCAGATGCGGCAAATGCTGGGCGAGCTGGGCATGACGCCTTCGGCGCGCTCGCGGATCATCGCAGACAAGCCACCAGGCGATGCGAAAGAAGACCGCTACTTCGGCGTCGCCTAAGGCGAAGAAACGCCACAGCGGCGATTCTGGCGCGCCTGCGGGGTACTGGTATGACGACGCCGCTGCCGAGCGTGCTGTCGGTTTCTTCGCCGACTGCCTGACGCATACCAAAGGCGAGTGGGCCGGGCAACCGCTCACGCTCTCCGACTGGCAGGCCGACAAGATCATCAGGCCGTTGTTCGGCTGGAAGCGGCCGGACGGGACCAGGCGCTACCGAACCGTGTTCATCATGATCCCGAGGAAGGCCGGCAAGAGCACGCTGGCCGCCGGGATCGGGCTGTACCTGCTCTTCGCCGACAACGAGCCGGGAGCGGAAATCTACTCGGCAGCGGCCGACCGCGAGCAGGCCGGCATTGTCTTCGACATGGCCAAGCAGATGGTCGCCGCGTCGCCGATGCTGGCCAAGCGGGCCGAAGCCTTCAAGCGTTCGATCGTCGTCAACCAGACTGCGAGCAGCTACAAGGTGCTTTCGTCGGACGCGTACACGAAGCACGGACTGTCGGCGCACGGGATCATCTTCGATGAGGTTCACGCGCAGCCGAACCGCGAGCTGTGGGACGTGCTGACGACCAGTGTCGGGGCTCGCCGGCAACCGCTCACAGTGGCGATTACCACGGCGGGCTACGACCGGCATTCGCTGTGCTTCGAGCTGTATGACCACGCGTGCAAGGTGCGCGACGGCGTGATCGACGATCCTTCGTTCCTGCCGGTGATCTTCGAGGCGTCCGAGGCCGACGATTGGAAAGACCCGGCCACCTGGCGCAAGGCGCATCCGGGGCTGGGCGTGAGCGTGAAGGAAGAGTTCCTCGCCGACGAGTGCGCGAAGGCGCAACACCTGACGAGCTTCGAGAACACCTTCCGGCGGCTGTACCTGAACCAGTGGACCGAGCAGGAAAGCCGCTGGGTGAGTCTGGACACCTGGGACGCCTGCGCGGGCGAGCTGCCGGACCTCGAAGGGCGCGAGTGCTTCGCCGGACTTGACCTGGCATCGACGACCGACATCGCAGCGCTGTCGCTGGTCTTCGAGGTCGAAGGCCGGCTCTACGTCAGGCCGTTCTTCTGGGTGCCACAGGAAGGCATCAAACGGCGCTCGGAGCGCGATCGGGTGCCGTATGACACCTGGGTACGGTCCGGGCTGATCGAGGCCACAGCGGGCGACGTGATCGACTACGACGTGATCCGTCGGCGCATCAACGAGCTGGGCGAGCAGTACCGCATCCGCGACATCGGCATCGATCGCTGGAACGCCACCCAGATCAGCACGCAACTGACCGGCGACGGCTTCGAGATGGTTGGCTTCGGGCAGGGCATGGCGTCGATGTCCGGGCCGATGAAAGAGCTGGAACGCCGACTGCTGGCGAAGGAGTTCGCGCACGGCGGGAACGCGGTGCTTCGATGGATGGCAGCGAACGTGTCGGCGACCACGGACGCGGCCGGCAACGTGAAGCCGGACAAGAGCAAGAGCAGCGGCCGCATCGACGGCATCGTCGCCACGATCATGGCGATCGGCCGGCATCAGGCCGCAGAGCCGGGATTGCGCATCGACTCGATCGACCAAGTGCTTGCGTTCGTTTGA